TTCTTGCGCCCAAACGGTTTCCGATTTCAGATCGCTAACATTCCCCAAGTTTCTTTTTTCTGTCAAGCTGCGAATATCCCACAGATATCTCTCGGTTCTCCACAGGTAGAAACACCTCTGGCGACATTACCATTTCCTGGAGATAAGATCCAGTTTGGTGAATTGATCATCAGATTCCTAGTGCAAGAGGACATGGCGAACTATCAGGAATTGTATAACTGGCTGTTTGGTCTTGGTTTCCCAGATAAAAATCAGCAGTTTACCGACTTCATTAAGTCGCAAGAGTATAGGACTGCCACCGCACAGAAGAGCAAAAAAGAAGCAATCGCCCAAGTGAGTGATGCTGACCTATTTGTTCTTGATTCAAACAATAACCCAACTATCAAGATTACATTCTTTGATGCCTTCCCAACCAGTCTGGAAGGTCTTGACTTTGATATCACACAAGGTGCTGGTGACTACTTCACTGGTATCGCAGGGTTCAGATACAGGACTTTCAAGATCGAAAATTTGACGTGATAAATACATTATATTATGATTACATTAAAAGAACTCCAAGAATCGTGGGCAGTCGATTGCAAGATTGACGAGTTAGAACTCGGAAAAGCAACAATCAAGACTGCTGAACTGCATTCAAAATATCTAAACCACCTTTCCAACTTCAAGCTGCAACTCCGAAAATCGGAGGGTGCATTCTACAAGCTGAGAAGAATCAAGCAACAATACTGGCGCGGAGAATTATCCAAACAGGAACTTGAAACTCTTGGCTGGGATCAATGGCTCGGCAACAAACCTCTAAAAAACGACATGGCAGAGATGATCGAGTCAGACGATGACTTACAAGAACAGATGAACAAGGTTGAGTATATCCGCACTGTCGTTGATTTCCTCGACCGAGTTATGCGATCCCTCCACAGCAGGACTTGGGATATTAAGAATGGTATCGAGTGGACTAAATTTACAAATGGACTTATGTAATGGCTGACATAACTGTCACATACAAAAATGCAGTGCACATGCACGTTGAGTGTGACACAGGAATACTTCAGGAACTAAATGACTTCTTCACATTTGATGTTCCAGGAGCCAAATTCATGCCTGCATATAGATCAAGGATGTGGGACGGTAAAGCAAGACTGTTTAATATGTTCAACAAAGAATTACCTGTTGGGCTGATAAAGTACCTCCTAGACTTCTCTGCACAGCTGGAGTACACCGTAGACAACCGCATTGAGTCAAAGGGTGACATAGTATCGACTGAATACATTGAGAACTTTGCGAAGAAGTTAAACCTACATGGTGGCGAAAAGCCGATCGAGATAAGAGATTATCAGGTACAAGCTGTCCGTAAAGGTATTCAAGGCGCAAGGTCTTTGTTGTTATCACCCACTGCTTCTGGTAAGTCTCTTATCATCTATACTCTCATGCGGTACTACCAAGAGAGAAATAAGAAGCAGCTGATTATTGTTCCAACGACCTCGCTGGTCGAGCAGATGTATGGTGACTTCCAAGACTACGCGAGTGCTGTTGATTGGCAAGCGAGCGAAAACTGCCATCGAATCTATGGCGGTAAAGAAAAATCAAACGAATTCCCTGTTACCATCTCAACTTGGCAATCTATCTACAAGTTTCCGAAGAAATGGTTCGAGAAGTTTGATGTTGTATATGGAGACGAAGCGCATTTGTTCAAGGCGAAGTCTCTTACATCGATCCTTGACAAGTGTCAGAACGCACATTGGAGATTCGGAACCACTGGTACGCTAGACGGGACAAAGACTCACCGCCTCGTGCTGGAAGGTTGTTTCGGTAATGTGACAAAGGTTATCACCACCAAAGAACTTATGGAAGATGGTAAGGTCGCAAATCTAAACATCACATGCCTATTGCTACAACACAAAGATGAAGAGCGAAAGGCGATGAAGACCATGAAGTATCAGGAGGAAGTTGACTGGCTGGTACGCGATCATTGGAGAAATAATCTGATCAGCAATCTGGTGATTGATCAGAAGGGAAACAGCTTGGTTCTATATCAGTTTGTGGAGAAACACGGAAACGTCCTCTATGATATGATTAAGAAGAAAGCAGCAAAAGACAGACCAGTGTATTTTGTTTATGGTGGTACTGATACGGAGCAACGCGAAGAGATACGTGCCTTGACGGAGAAGTGCGATGACGCTATAATTGTCGCCTCGTATGGCACTTTCTCGACAGGTATAAATATAAGGAACCTGCATAATGTGGTGTTCTCCTCACCATCGAAAAGCAGAGTAAGAAATTTGCAGTCGATCGGTCGGGGTCTACGTCTTGGAGATAATAAGGTTGCTTGCAATCTCTTTGATATTGGTGATGACCTATCTTGGAAGTCTAAGAAAAATTACACTCTTGATCATTTAGTTGAACGGATTAAATTATATAATGAAGAAGGTTTTAAATATAAACTTGTTAAGGTTGACAAATGAGTTTTGATAAGATACGAGTAATACGGTTTGCAGATGGATCTCAGATAGTTGCATGTCTCGAGAAAGAGTATGACCTCTCAACTCCATTTGTTAATTTGATGTATCCGATTGAGATATACTCTGGCGGTGTAGACGAAGATGAAGATTATCTAAGTGAGTCGTATATGTTGAAGGGGTGGATGGGTCTGTCAGATGACGTTGCGTTCACGGTGTCGACCTCCTCAATCGTCGTTGTCGCTAAACTGATAGAGTCGCACATTACTGGATACGAACAATGTGTCAAAAAGATATTCTTTGAAGACAAACAGCAAAGAGCCACAACAAACTCTATGGCTGATGCCCTGAGTCCAGATGACCTGCTTGATTACATAGAAGCTAAGAACAATAATAAGATTAATTAATACTTCTCTTTCAAACAGCGACATGCTGATTATACCAACGATCTTAGTAATAGTCAAGCATTACTTTGATTAAAATTAAAATAAAACTATGCTTGACATTTTTGTATTAATAATGTAGAATGGTGATATTATGGCTAAAAGAAGAGATCCCAATAGTCGACACTATGTTGACAACAAAGAATTCCTTGTTGCGATTACCGCATACAGGGAGCGAGTGCAAGCTGCAAAAGCTGCTGGTGAGCAAAAACCTCGAGTAACCGAATATCTCGGTGAATGTATGGTGAAGATCGGCAACCACCTCGCATATAAATCCAACTTTGTAAACTATACATTCCGCGATGAGATGATTCTCGACGGTATCGAAAACTGTATCACATATATTGATAACTTCGATCCAGAGAAATCAAAAAATCCGTTTGCATATTTCACACAGATTACTTATTATGCATTCATTCGTCGTATTCAGAAAGAAAAGAAACAGATGGATACGAAGAAGAAGTTTATCGGTAGTCTAGATATGCAAGAATTGATGATGTCTGATACTGATGGCAATGACGGAAACACCGAGTATTTAGAGTATATCCGAAAAGCAGTTGACGAAGCAGCACAACTAGAAGAGAAACATGCTGATCAGAAAGCTGGATTGAAGAAGCGCAGACCAAAATACCTCGATGACAAAGAAGCATTGAAACTTGCCAAAGAGAAACTTGAAGTAATGCAAGATATGGACAAGGAAACAAAAGACTAATGAGCGCACAACTTTTCATGGATCCAAAACAATATCAGGTGATGGTTGATATCGAAACTCTCAGCACGAGAGGTAATGCAGCTATCCTATCTATTGGAGCGACCAAATTCAATATCGAGACAGGTGTTATTGATACCTATTATCAAAACATCGATGCTTCGACAGCAAAGAAGTACGATCGACATATTGATAAAGGTACAATTGAATGGTGGAGCAAGCAGAATAAGCATGCTCTGAAACAACTTATGGTCGACACAATGCCGTTTGAGAAAGCCATCAATGAGTTCCGTGATTGGTATGGCGATAAGTCTATCCCTATCTGGGGTAACAGCGCAGGGTTTGATGTGCAAATCCTAGAGTCTGCCATGTACTCTATTGGACACGAGAAACCACCTTGGAAATACTGGCATATCCATTGTTTCAAAACTGCGACTAATCTGGTCGGAGTCAGCAACGCAAAGATCCGAGCAACTGAAGACGATACACATCATAATGCTCTGGATGATGCTATCAGCCAAACCAACACTCTGGTAAAGATTTTACGGACATGATAAGAAATATTGAAGACATCGAATATCGCACTGATAAAGACGATCTCATAGCATATATTCGAGATATGCGCGGCAAGGCTGAACGCAAAAATGTGCTTGACTTTTCAGCTGAAGAGTTGTATAATTTACTCTTACAAGCATATGAACTCGGAGACAGAGATGCCCGAAGAAGAATTAAAGATGCCCTTGACGGACGCTCGTCGTATAATTGAGACGTATGAGCGAGACTACAACAACGGTATTGTTGCATATCCAGAAGTAAAAAAAGATCTTGACTTAGCACGCAAAGTGATGCATAATCATTGGACTAAAGTATTCAGGAGGATGAGATGAATATATTTTACTTAGATGAGAACTACGAAACTGCCGCTAAACAACACCTCGACAAACACGTCGTCAAAATGATTATCGAGTATGCTCAACTTATGTCGACAGCACACCGTGTCATCGATGGCACTCAGTGGTATGACAAGACTGCCGCTGGTCGACGCATCGCTCGCTGGGAGCATCCCAACTCAGAGCAAGATCAAATTCTCTACAAAGCATCACACATCAATCACCCCTCTGGTATCTGGGCGAGGGAGTCATTCAGTAACTATATGTGGTTGTATTCTTTGTGGGAAGAACTTTGTAAGGAATACACACACCGCTATGGTAGAGTGCATCTGACTCAACAGAAGTTAGAACATATCTTAAAGAATGCACCAATGGGTATCAAAGATGGTCCAATGACCAAGATGCCCCAAGCAATGCCAGACGAATTCAAACAGTCTGACTCCATTGAAGCATATCGTGAATACTATCGCATCGCCAAAGCAAAGATGGCTGTGTGGACGAAACGTGAAACACCAAGCTGGTATTTTGCAACATAGGTAACTTATGAAAATTGCGTTGATTACTGACACGCACTTCGGTGCGCGGTCTGACTCTATTCCATTTGACACTTTCTTTGAGAAATTTTATACAGAGAAGTTTTTTCCTGAATTGGAAGAGCGGCAGATAAAGACCATCATTCACTTGGGCGATATTTTTGATCGTCGCAAGTTTATTAACTTCAATACATATAAAAAATGCCGAGAGTATTTCTTTGACAAGTGCAGAGATCTTGGCATTGATATGCATATGATTCCTGGAAATCATGACACTTACTTTAAGAACACCAACGAGGTAAACTCCCCTGAGTTGTTATTGAAGGACTATGACAACATCACCATATACCCAGAGGTAACAAAGTTATCTTTTGACAACAGAGATATTCTATTCACTCCTTGGATTTGTTCTGACAATTATAAGCAAACGATGGAGGCAATAGATGAAACAGACGCTAAAGTATGCTTCGGACATTATGAACTCTCTGGTTTCCAGATGTATAAAGGTCACGCGAATGACCATGGCATGGATCCAGCAGTATTTAATAAATTCGATCTTGTCTGCTCTGGTCATTTCCATCACCGCAGCAGTAATGGTAACATCACTTATCTTGGTAATCCTTATGAAATTACTTGGAGCGATTATGACGACCCTAGAGGATTTCATATCTATGATACAGGAACAAACGAACTTGAGTTTATTCAAAACCCATTTAACATCTTCCATAAATTCTATTACAATGACGCAGACGATGATTCTCGATCAAGTCTCGACGCTGTTGATTATGATAGCGTTATTGGTGGCTCGGTAAAAGTAGTTGTTGTAAACAAGAGCGATTTTTCTGCATTTGATACCTTTATAGATAAACTCGAATCTTGCGATTTGATTGAGATGAAAATCATTGAAGACTTCTCGGAGTTCGAGGATGACGCTATTGATGCTGACAATCTCAATCTTGAAGATACTATCACGTTGCTCGATGATTATATCGACAACATCCACACTGACTTAGACCGCAAGAAACTCAAGGACGTAGTTAAGGGTCTATATGTTGAAGCAAAAAATTTATAATGATTTATTTTGAAAAACTCCGCTGGAAGAATTTTCTGTCGACTGGTAATGCCTTCACTGAAGTAAACTTCACTCGCTCTCCTAGCACTCTTATTGTGGGTGATAATGGTGCAGGTAAGTCTACCTTCCTTGATGCTTTATGCTTTGGATTGTTTAACAAACCATTCAGAAATATAAATAAACCGCAGTTGGTAAACTCTATCAATCAAAAGGGGTTGCTGGTTGAAGTCGAGTTCCGTGTTGGGAAGTCGCAGTATAAAGTTATGCGCGGTGTCAAACCAAACTTCTTCGAGGTTCACCGCGATGGCACGATGATTGATCAGGATGCTGCTCTGAAGGATACACAAAAGTATCTTGAAGAATCTATTCTGAATTTGAACTACAAGTCGTTTACACAGATTGTTATTTTGGGGAGTGCTTCGTTCACACCATTTATGCAACTCCCTGCACATATTAGGCGCGAGGTGATCGAAGATATCCTTGATATCCAGATCTTCACGACTATGAATGGGCTGTTGAAACAACAGCTGACAGGTATCCAAGGAGAGATTAGAGATATCGAATCAAAGGTAGAGGTTGCAAAACAAAAAGCCACTATCCAGAAACGATACATCGAAACTCTAGAAAATAATAAGGCTGACAAAATCAGCGAAATCGAAGGAGAGATAAATGAGTTGGACGGCAAGATCGAGGACATTAAAGCGGACACAGCAGTTAAGTCAGAGCAGGCGAAGAATCTGGGCGACCCGCCCACAAAAAGAAGAAGACTCGAAGCCATCAACGAAAAGTTTATCTCCCAAGTCAGAAAAATAAACAAAGAATTAGAATTCTATGAAAAGCACGACGACTGTCCAACCTGTAAGCAGGGTATTCCCCACGAGCATAAAGAAGAAATACAAAGTGAGAGAGTGGGCAAAATTAAAGAACTCGAAACAGCGTCCTCAGAAATGCAAGACGAATTCGAACGAGTGGATCGTCTGATAACTGAATACCAAGATCTACAGTCTGAAATAATTGAGGCGAACAATGAGATTACAACTAATCAAAAATATCTTCAACGCTTACATGCGGAGTTGGGCGATGCAAGAAGCAGAGTGGCTGATATCGAGTCCGAGCAGAGTAAACTCAAAGAACTCGCAAAAGAAGTAACTGCCGCAAATGGTGTACGCTCAGAGAAGAATGAGCAGATGCATTATATGCAAGCTGTGGCGGCACTGCTGAAAGATACTGGCATCAAGACCAGAATCATCAAGCAGTATCTTCCTGCTATTAATACATTGGCAAATAAGTATCTTGCAGCAATGGACTTCTTTGTGAACTTTAATTTAGATGAGAAGTTTAATGAGACGATTAAGTCTCGTGGTCGCGACAAGTTCTCATATGCCTCGTTCAGCGAGGGCGAGAAACAACGTATCGACTTGGCACTGTTGTTTACTTGGAGAACTATAGCCAAGATGAAGAACAGCGCAAGCACCAACCTTTTGATTCTCGATGAGGTGTTTGATAGTTCGTTGGATAATAACGGAACGGATTACGTTATGACTCTACTAAATACAATTGGAGACGACACAAACGTATTCGTGATCAGCCACAAAGGTGATCAGTTGTTTGATAAGTTTAGATCCGTGATAAAATTCGAGAAAAGAAAAAACTATTCGGTGATGGTATAATGGAATTAATAGATTTTGGTAATGAACTCTTGAAGCGCGAGCCAAAAGAGTTTGACTTTGAAGAGCATGATGCTAAAGAGTTTTGTGATGCGTTGTTTAAGAAGCAACAGGAATTGGGAGGCATTGGTCTTTCAGCAAACCAAGTTGGTCTAGACGCGAAAGTATTTGTGTTTGGTGATGGCAAGGACATTACAAGATACATCATCAACCCAGTTATTATGGGTGTTGGTGAGGAGACTGATTTAGTGAAGGAAGGTTGTTTATCATTACCAGAAGTATTCCTTATGATTCGTCGTCCGACTCGAGTTACATTGAAGTATCAGAATACAGAAGGTGAAGATGTCGTTGAGGAATTTGTAGATCTCGCGGCAAGAGTTGTCCTACACGAATACGACCATATGATTGGACAGAATTTTACTCAGCGTGCTTCGAAGCTGAAACTTGATCGTGCGATAAAATCAATCAAGAAGAAGACAGTTAAGAACATTCGGAAAAAGGCAAGGTCACTTGTATGAAGAAGTTAAGAATAAAAATGAAAGGCGGTGCAGAGTATGACGCTCTGACTGACGCGAAACGGTTCTATTGCTACCTCTCAAGATCAGGTGTGGCGAAGAAAATCAAACGTGGATATAACAAACGTCTCCGTAAGCACATCAAGTTGTATGATAAAAGTAAAGTGAAATATTCAGATGGCGACAACACCTGATATAAATAGAAAGAAGAGGAGCAATGAATATGTCTGACGATTATGATTTTGGGTTCACAATGGTGGACGAGGACGACCTAGAAGTGTCGACCGCCACACAACAACCTGTTCAGGCTGAGATCCCTTCTGACCAGATTGACGCCATTATGGATAAACTCGAGCAGCTTGATGCTCGTATCCTTTCATCCGATAACTCAGGTGCTGTTAACGAACACCGTGCTCTCGTGGAGCAGGATGTGGCGGTAAAGCTAAGAGACGTTGAAGACCTAATCCTCCCCCTCCTCCTGAATCTAAAGAAGAATCCCGAGAAAGACATCATCAGATGGCCAAATCGGGCTGTGATTATCGACAAACAGATCGAAAAAATCAAGGCTCTCACAAGATATTTTGACAAATTTGAGTAAGTTGTTGATTTTACAGGAAATCTTTTTTCAATGAAATAGCAGAAAACGCTTGACATTTACCTCAATATGAACGATAATAGGTGTAAGAGTTGAGGAGATGTTATGGAAATCGAACGTAAAAGTACACTGGCTAAATTGCTCGCTACTGAGAATATTACTCTCGAGCATAAGAAAGTCCCCACCGCATATTTTGACCTGAAAGAGCGCAAAGTCGTCCTTCCTATCTTGAAGTCTGACATCAGCAATGAGCTGTATGATCTCTTCATCGGTCACGAAGTCAGCCATGCGCTGAATACCCCACTTGAGGGTTGGCACGATTCTATTGAGACAAAGGGTCGCGGCTTCAAGTCCTTCCTTAATGTTGTTGAAGATGCCCGTATCGAGCGTGACATCAAGAAGCGTTTTCCTGGACTCACCAAGAGTTTCTTCAAAGGATATCGCGAGTTGTTTGAGATGGACTTCTTCGGTCTCGGTGATAACAACATCAATGATTATCCCCTGATCGATCGAATCAATCTGTTCTACAAAGTTGGTATGTTCGCCAATGTCGAGTTTACCTCTGAAGAGCAGGTCTTTGTTGACCGTGTTGCTCGCTGTGAGACTTGGGATGATGTTGTCGATGTCTCCAACGAATTGTATGACTATGCCAAAGAAGAAGAAGATACAGAGACGAATCTTTCTGATGCCTTCCACGGTGATCAAGATGAAGAGTCAGACGAAGATGGGTTTGAACCTTCTGAAACTTCTGGCTCTGAGACACAAGATGATCAGGAGAGCGATGAGGGTGAGACCCACGACTCTGATGACTCTGGTGAGTCTAATGAAGAGCAAGAGTCTGACTCTTCTGACTCAGAATCCTCTGTAGAAGATGATGAGCAATCCTTTGACTCGATGGAAGATGACTATGCTGATGAGCCAGTCTCTGTCACTGACCAAAACTTCCGCAACAACGAAGGCAAGTTGATCGACCAGAATACTCGTGGTGATATCCAGTGGGTAAACTTCCCCAAGCTGGACTACAAAAAGTTCGTGAATATGAATGCTCTCGATGGTGTTGAGAAACATCTTCGTGACATCAATAAATTCTATTCTACAGATACCATGAAGCATAGCTGGTTTGATGATGCTGATCGGATTGGGTTTGATGAGTGCGGAAAGACTCTTGTAAACAATTTTAACAAGAAGAATCGTCCCTTCCTGAACCTTATGGTCTCCCAGTTCGAAGCCAAGCGTAAAGCAAACCAACTTGCCAAGTCTCGTGAACACAAGACTGGTGACTTGAACATGAACAAGTTGTGGGCAACCAAGCTGACTGAGGATGTGTTCCTGTCCAGCACTGTTACTCCTGATGGCAAGAACCATGGTATGTTGATGGTCATTGACTTCTCTGGTTCTATGTACAACAAGATGCAAGCCACCATTGAGCAGATGCTACTTCAAGTTGCCTTCTGCCGCAAGGTTGGTATCCCGTTTGAGGTCTACTCTTTCACTTGTGGATACTACGGTAATCCGAATGCTAGACATCATATCGACAATCAAAAGGAAGGCGATCTTCAGTTGGTCGATACAGACCTGAGCATCAATCGTCTGCTTCACTCTGGTATGTCTTCAACGATGTATAAGAAAGCACACCAGATGATGCTTATGGTCGGCTCTGCATATTCTGACTATAGGACTCGCAAGTCGGGTGCGCCATACTGTAATCAGTATGATCTACCAAATCATCTTGGTCTTGGTGGTACACCGCTGGACTCTACTATCCTATTGATGCGCGATATCGCTATCGACTTCCGCAACAATAACCGCATTGATGTTCTGAACACTCTGTTCTTGACAGATGGCGGTAATACTGGACATCTTGGTATGGGGAATCAGTCGTCTCCGAGTCGCTCATATGTCTATGGCAGTGATCGCGTGGCTATCCGTGAGAACGGTATGACAACCATGAGCAATCACTCGGATCGCTTGTACAGTTCGCGGTTCAACGATGTGGTCTGTAAGACGCTGATTGCTCACTATGACAAGACCACTGGGTCTCGCACTGTAAACTACTTCCTGAGTGACGCAGGCAAGAACCAAATCAGGCAATACCACACAAATATGCACGGTTGGAATGCTGGAGAAGCCTTCGAGAAGTCTTGGAAGACAGAGTGGTTGAGTGATGGATACATCCAAATGGATGGTCTGGATGGCTTCCCGACAGCGTTCATCCTTCGCTCTAAAGACCTCGGAGAGGAGTCTGAGTTGGAGGTAGAAGGTGATAAGAAAGGTGATCTGGTTCGTGGATTCAAGAAGTTCCAGAAGAAAAAGACTACCTCGCGCAAATTTTTAGGTAAATTTATTGAAAAAATCGCTTGACTTTTGTGCTCGAATGAGCGATAATATGTATATAACTTGATGAGAGAGGATTATGTTATGAGTAAGTTGAATCGTGAGAAGCTATTTGAAGCCCTGAATGCCAAGAGTCAAGAGACATTCAGTCGTCCAGAAGTTGCCCAGATCGTTGAGGATCTCGGCATATCATACCCCCACTGGTTCTTTCGCGAGAACAAAGTTGGATACAATAAATACGCTGTAGATGCAGCAGGGTTGAAGGTTGTTGTGAGCAATAATGCTCCTGTGACCGCTCCTGCCCCAGTACAGGATGCAAAAGTCGTGACGCAAGCCAAACTTGCAGTTGAGGTTGATAACCTCGTCCCCGTGGTCGACCCCACCTATGTGGCGTTCGGCTTCCACAAAGACCTGACCAAGATTATCAAGTCTGGTCTGTTCTATCCTACCTTCATCTCTGGTCTATCAGGTAATGGTAAGACCACGATGATCGAGCAAATTTGCGCTAAACTAAAGCGTGAAGCGATCCGCGTCAATATCTCTGTTGAGACTGACGAGGATGATTTGATCGGTGGTAACACGCTGGTTGATGGCAATGTCGTGTATCGTGAAGGTCCAGTTTTGACCGCCATGAAGCGTGGCTCGGTTCTGATTCTAGACGAACTGGATCGTGGCTCTAACAAGCTGATGTGTCTGCAGGCTATCCTTGAGGGTAAGCCATACTTCAACAAGAAGACTGGTGAGATGGTCGCACCTTCTGCTGGCTTCACTGTTGTCGCTACTGCTAACACCAAGGGTCGTGGCTCTGATGATGGCAAGTTTATCTCTGCCCAGATTCTTGATGAGGCATTCCTTGAGCGTTTTGCTATCACTATTGAGCAACAGTTTCCTACTGAATCACAAGAGAAGCGTATCGTGCTTGGCAAGATGCAGCGTGTCGGTAAGGTCGATGAGGACTTCGCTGAGAAGCTGGTTCGCTGGGCTGACGTTATCCGCAAGACCTTCAACGAAGGCGCGATCGATGACCTCGTATCAACTCGTCGTATTGAGCACATCGTCAATGCCTACGCTATGTTCGATGACCGCCTTAAAGCGATCGAGATGTGCGTGAATCGCTTCGATGAAGATACTCGTGCGGCATTCATTGACCTATATACCAAGGTCGATGCTGGTGCGCTGACTGATGATGAGACTGTTGTTGCGTCTCAAGATGAATTAGATGAATTATTTGGAAAGTAGAAAGTGATGTCCGAGTCTATGGAAATAACTGCTGAGGAATATGGATTGATTGATTACAAATACAATGAGGGTCAGTTGATGGCTGACCTTCAGAAGTATGTTGATGCCACGTATGGCGAGCATTATTCGCAAAACAAATTTCAAGCCACTGAGTTTATTATTGATGGCGGTCATGGTGAGGGTTTCACCATCGGCAACATTATGAAGTATGCTCAACGCTATGGAAACAAAGATGGATACAATCGCAAAGACTTACTGAAAGTCTTGCATTATGGTTTAATTGCTCTGTATGTTCACGACAAGGAACATTCAGATGGCTAAAGTTTTGGTCGCTATCCTGACCAATGGGAAGCCAGAGAAGTTGAAGCGGTGTTTGGAATCCGTGAACTCAAACCTCTCTCCTCATGAGCGGATCGTCGTTATTAATACAACTGATGCCGACTACTCTTCTCTGGCGACCCAAATTTCTTTTGATCATAGATTCCCTGTGACAAAAACAAAGTCGAACGGGACTCCAGGAATGGGAAAGAACTCTGTCCTGAGATACTTCCTCGCTACTGACGCTGATTATCTCCTTCAGATCGATGGAGATGATTACATTTCTGAAACTTGTATTGCTCGATTACATGAGGAGATCGAAAACAACGAGTTTGATGTTGCATGCCTGACTAACGGATATGCAATATCCTCTAGCGGTAAGAAGATCACATTGAGCGATATTGAAACACTGCCCAAGATTATGCGCCACGGTCTGACTTGGGAAAAGGAAGATCTAGACTATTACTTCAAATACAAAGAGTTTATTCGTTCTCAGACTTTCAATGGAGAGCCATTTAATCGGTATCTTCTATACAGCCGTGCTGCGGCAAATTATAAATTCAATGAGAGCCTCGACATTGCCGAGGATCTTTTACATTTCCTTCAAGTTAAAAAGTTACTGAAGGTGCATGAGATCTCCTCGACTGATGAGGATTTCCTGTATATGTATGACTTCTCTGATGATGGTCAGGTTATGGAGTCGATCAAAAACAATAAAATGTTAGATAACATCAAGACAATGATGATTGAGTATGGAAATGAATGATAGAATTGTAATAACAGGTGTGGGAATCGTTGACAACCTCGGAACAAGTCCGATGGAATGTTTCGAAAATATGTTGAGTGAAGAATATATCGATCCTGTAGAGTTTGAGACAGAGATTGAATCTCTCAAAGGGTTGAAGTGTTTTAAGACTTCTGTTCCCGAATACAATATTCCAGAAGGCATCCGCAAACCGATGCACAATTCTCTTACTGTGGCTTCTAAGAATGCACTCCACGTTGTGCAACAGGCGACTGCAGGTATGGACAGCACCGATGTAGCTGTTGTATTCAGTTCGGTTGCAGCCAAACCACAAACTGAGGCTGGACCATTCATTGACAAGATGCGTGATGGTAAACGTCTGTCACCAAGAACTGCTGTCCAATATCTAAATGATTTTACAGCTGGACTGATCAGTCAAACCTTTGACTATCGCGGTGCTTGTGTTAGTATGGATGCAGCATGCGCAACAGGGTTGTATTCGATCGACTATGCAACACACCTTCTAAAGACTCACAAGTATGTAATTGTTGGCGGCACAGATACTCCTGCTGTAGACGATGATATGTATCTCTTCAATCAATTGGGTGCTCTCGGTACAAAATCGAGTCCCTTTGATAGTAACCGAGATGGATTCATTATGGGTGAGGGTGCTGGTTGTCTCGTCCTAGAAAAAGAGTCTGACGCAAAGGCACGTGGTGCTGGAATAATCGCTTACATAAACAACATCTCACACCACACAGATGGTGCGCTCGGTAGCCCCACCTCTCCTGATTTAAGTATGACTGGCGCGAAAGCATCGATGTCTGCTGTTACAAATGGTATTGATCTTGATGATGTTGCATTCGTAAACGCACATGGCACTTCAACACCAATTGGCGATGACCTAGAGTATGCAGCAATACAAGCAGTCATTCCTGAAACTCCTGTGTTGAGTTTTAAGTCTAAGATCGGTCACTCTCTTGCAGCGAGTGGAATCAACGAGACAATCTATAGTGTGATGTGTTTGTGTAATGGCGTCATACCAAAAAATTTCAACATCGATGATTGTGATTTGGAATATGTGTATAAATACAAACAGAAACTAACTAAAAAAATTGCAGTGAAGAATTCGTTTGCCTTTGGTGGTAAATCGTCCTCATTAGTTCTGGAAGTATAATGCTAATAACCCTAATCGGTAACAAGACAGGATATATGCACACAGCGTTCTACGTTATGTGCACATTATATTCAGTCTTTTGGATACCGACATTGCCTATCTTTGAGTTGTTGGTTTGGTTGGTCGCGAGTAATCTTCTTGTTGGATATCTTATTTCTGGGTTTCAACATCGATACTGTTCTCATAAGTCTTGGCAACCATCGAGGTTTGTAGAGATTGTCAGTCTGTTCTTATGTAACGCATTCGTATTGACACCGAGTATGGGATGGGCATCCGTACATAGAAACCATCATAGATTTACAGACACGGAAAAGGATCCACATGGAAACGTACATAGTGTTTTCGATAATTTTATGGTATTCAATGGTGTACCATCTGTAACATCAATACCGAGATGGATGATAAGAGATAGACTATATGGATTTCAGGCAAGATGGTATTGGGAAATTGCAATCCTCTCTGGGGGTTTAATGATCGCGTCTGGTCTGGGTGGTTTCTGGGCGGCAACGATTGGTGTTGCATATATTTTCCAAGTCACCTTGAATCTTCTTGGCCATCCAAATAAAAAACCAGTCAACAATGCTCTCCTCTCAATATTATATAGCGGTGAGTTGTACCATCAGTTCCATCATAAGAATCCAGGAATCCCAAGGTTCGGTTTGATCGACGCGCCATACCAATTTTTTATAAGGTTTCTGAATGTTCGTGAGGATAGATAGTCAACACATTGTTGATAATAAACTCTTTGATATGTGTAAGACCGCTGAGTTTAATACAGACCCAACCGCTGAAAACATAGAATTCTTAGATTGGTGGGATCGCCCAGAAACATTGCTGCACCAGATCTTCAAACAGAAGGCGTATGATGAGGGTGGATATTTCGCATACGAAGAAGACGATAAGTATCTTGGCGGTATGGGGTTCTATCCATATGAAGGCGATAAGAATATATTCGTCTGCCCTGTCAGACTATACGTGATACCAGATCTAGGCATAAAGAAAAGTATAACTGTGATTCAAAAACTTGTTCATCACGTTGTAAGATTTGCAAAAGATGATTACCGCGCTATGATGTTTTTTGTGAACGAGCATAATAGGTGGAGATTGAAGAGTTTGTCAAAAACTGTCGATCCAAAGAAGAATGACTACACGGTATTTCCTAATATGCCATTCGTGGAATATGAATCACCTGTGAATTATAAGTACACTGAACAGACTGCACTGTATCTAAACTATGACGATTATGAGAAAGAAATTTTAAAATGTCTTCAAGAAATTACTGCATAGATTATATAATAACTCGAAATTCTCTTGGTGATATGTTTGGTCCATCTGAACCCAATGTTGATACTATAAGAATTTATGAAGAAATAAAAATAAAAGTTGACGAATACTCTGGGATGTTTTCACAACATATATCAATCGATGGTCTTTCTCTCACAACTACCATTAAATTGAGTGATGAAGATCAACTCGAAGAAATTATCAACCTTTTCTCTCAAACTGTCAATCAAGAAGATGTAGATTTTTACGAGATACATCCGAACTTGACATTTGAGTTGAAAAAATATGAAGAAGATGCTTGACTATTGCGCACTAATGATGTATTATTATGAAACTACTTGAAAAGAAAGAGGAACTATATTATGAACATTTCTAAACCAACCCTTGAAGTCTTAAAAAACTTCGCAACGATTAACTCGAACATTCTAGTTCGTGAAGGTAACACCCTTGCCACTATCAGTGCTGGCAAGAACATTTTCTCCCGCGCCACAGTGACGGAATCTTTTGACAAAGAGTTCGCTATCTATGACCTCAACAGCCTGTTGGGTTTGCTGACATTCACTGATACTCCAGATCTTGATCTTGGTGAAGGGAGTTTAAAAATCAACAGCGGTGGTGCTGAGTTTGAGTATTTCTACGCAGACCCATCTATCATTACTGCTGCCCCTGACAAGACTATTGATGTCGATAACTTCTTTGAATTCACGATGGATAAAGAGCAAATCACGACTATCACTCGTGCTGCTTCTGTTATCAGTGCACCAGTAATGAGTGTTGTTGGTCGTGACGGTGAAGTGACATTGTCTGTCGGTGACCCATCAACTCCTCGTAGTAACACCTTCCGTCAGGTTATTGGTGAGACTGATAAAGAGTTTGATTGCCGTCTCGCTGTTGAGAACTTCAAAGTGATTGCCGATTCTTATAAGATCGTCTTGTCACAAAAGAAGTTTATGTTCCTTGAAAATGAATCAGGGACTATGAAATACTGGCTGGCTCTCGAGCCAAACTCTGTAATTTAAGGAGACACCATGCCTTTATTTCCACACCGCATTCCAAATGTGGTACACCACGTCCGTGTTCGAGATGAATCCGTTGGTGGTGATAATCCTTTCGCATGGGAAATGCAATTATCCCATGAGATTGTAGGTCGAGAGAAGTGTGTTATCTTCGCACTTCCTGGAGCCTTCACTCCCACTTGTTCTACATTCCAGCTTCCTGATTTCGAGGAGTTATATCCTCGGTTTCAGAAGGCAGGTGTTGAAAACATCTTCTGTGTATCAGTAAATGATACCTTTGTGATGAATAAGTGGGCAGAAGATCAAGGACTTGAACACGTCAAAGTAATCCCAGATGGATCTGGTAAGTTTACTTCTTCCATGGGAATGGATGTTTACAAGGACAACCTTGGCTTCGGTATTCGTTCATGGCGTTATGCTATGATTGTGAAGAACTTTGAGATCGAACAGACGTTCGTTGAACGAGGTTTTACAAACAATGCTTTGGACGACCCATATGGTGTATCTTCTCCGCAGAATATCCTTGCCTTTTTGGAAGGAAGGGAGTATGATACAGGTGGTGAAGCGTTACAGTTGAACCTATCAGATGGTATAGGTTCTGAAGATAAAATTGGATAGGAGTATTATATGATGAAGCAAGACGAATTTCTTTGGGTTGAAAAATACCGCCCACAAACACTGGAGGAATGTATTCTTCCCTCCTCTCTCTTGGATACATTCCAACAGTTCGTGGAAGCTGGAGAGATTTCGAACTTGCTGTTATGTGGTACTGCTGGTACGGGCAAGACGACGGTCGCTCGTGCGTTGTGTAATGAATTAGGATGTGACTATATTATTATCAATGGCTCTGAGGAGTCTGGGATTGATGTTCTTCGGACAAAGATCAAAGACTTCGCCAGTACTATGTCCTTTGTGGGCAAGCCAAAAGTGGTTATTCTTGACGAAGCAGATTATCTGAATCCTAATTCAACACAACCTGCCTTGCGTGCATTCATTGAGGAGTTCTCATCAAACTGTCGGTTCATATTTACCTGTAACTTTAAGAACAGGATTATCGATCCGTTACACAGTCGAACCACGGTCGTGGATTTTAAACTCGATAAGACCAATCGCCAACAGATGGCGGCTCGCTTTATGAAGCGAATGGCTCGTATCCTCGACCAAGAAAATGTTGAGTATTCTGAAAAAGTCCTTGCTGAACTTTTGATGAAACATTTTCCTGATTATCGACGTGTCCTCAATGAATTGCAACGCTATAGTGTGTCTGGTAAAATTGACGAGGGAATCCTTTCTAACCTCGCTGAAGTAAATACCAAAGCACTGGTTGATAGTCTGCGTGACAAGGACTGGAAGAAAATGCGCCAATGGGTCGCCAACAATGTTGACGCAGACCCGCAAGGTGTTTATCGTAAGATCTACGATACGCTCTTGGACAAAGCAGCGCAAGTTCCACAACTTGTTCTTCTCATTGCAGACTATCAATACAAGGCAGCTTTTGTTGCCGACCAGGAAATTAATTTGACTGCTTGCCTCACGGAGATTATGGCGAATGTTGAACTTAGAAGTTGATATAAAAAATGCTACTGAAGCAACGGCTGAAATAGTCGGTGAAGCATTACTTGAAAATATAGTTGTCGTAATTAAAGACCAAAAAAACCTGACACCAGAAGATCAAGTCAGATTCTGTAAGATGATTGGTGAGGTTGAGAATTATCACGAACAAGAACACATCAAACATTTTACAAAACCAATTGCTGTTAACGAAAATGTTCTTCGGGTTACTGGGGCAAAAGACGAAGATGGTAAGGAAGGTCTGTTTGGACATGTATCCGAGTTAGACTGGCATGCCAATCAAACCTCAAATAAAAAAAGATGGCCACTCATTTGGTTGTATGCTGTTAAAGGTTCTGAGGGTTCTGTTACAAGCTGGTTGAATATGGCGAAGGTCTGGGAAGATCTACCAGAGCATATGAAAGAAACTGCAAAAACAAAAAAGATCTGGTGTGGTTATGAAAAAGGGCGAATAAGTGACAGCGAATATTTTTTCGACCATGTTGGTGAGGAGCCATTCGATATTTACCATAAGAATGATGCAGGCGTTGAGGGATTATATTTCCCGTTCTTGCAAATATTCAATGAGGAATATGATCCATTTTTTGACGAGTTAAAAGAATTTTGTTTAGACCCATTCTATCAATACCACCATCACTGGAAAGATGGCGACATTGTAATCAGCGAGCAGTGGTTATCGCTGCATAAGAGACATAAGTTTGCTGGAATGGAAAACAGATTACTGCACAGGATTGCATTCGATTACAGGAATATATTATGACACTTGAGGGTATGGGAGATCCAGTTGTACAGCTGGACGAAGAACAATTTAAAGTAAAGAAAAAGACAATCAGCCCATTTGATTTCGTCAATGCCATCCACCACACCAAAGCGGATATGATTGTTGACGACTGGTCTGAGAAACAATACAATGCGTTCATCATCAACAAGGCACTCAGCTATGGTGCTGACACGGTGATTGCTTGTAATGAAATGAACAGCCGACCTCATGTCGATAAGAAGGCACAGTTTGACTTCCTCCGTGGCGTTGTTCGACCCAAGAAACGATTTAACAAATGGTTGAAACCTATCAAGGAAGAAGACTTGGCTATCGTCAAAGAGTATTATGGGTACAATGACACCCATGCTCAGGGTGCGTTGAGAATCTTGACTGATCAGCAGTTGGAAGTTATAAGGAAAAAATTAGAAAGGGGTGGTCGATAACCAACCTTTCTGTTTGAATTTTGATTTCACGTTATCATATGAGTCCAGAAACATAACCTGAAATGTTATACTAGAACCATTGTAAACACCAAGCAAATGTTCTCTGAAAAAATTACCTGCATTATGTGGTTTTCTCATATTTAAAATCGCAGGAGATCTAAATACCTCATAATTGGCTTGGTGTATCAGACTCTCTTTATTGAGATCGGTGTAGAAATTTGTTGGTCTGAAAAATGCATAGTCGGGAATGAGTGGAATAGATATATTTGTTATGTATCCCATTTTTGGATCCCTGTGTATTGCAATACATTCTTCGTCATTTCTTGACCCAAGGAATCTCCAACCATCCCCGTTGTATCTCTCAACAATGTTGTTGATTGTGTCAAGATACTTCTGCTTAAACTCTGGGATAGATTGTATCATGCTGGGTTCTGATATACCAGACCAATTTTTACTGGTGGTGTTTTCGTGAACTTTGGATATCTCAGCAATGAAATGTGGATCTGCAATTTCTTCATAACCACCACCATGTAATTGGTCACCGACTCTCGATATTTCATCACAAAGTTTTTTGAGAATGATTCTCTCCTCAGGAGAAAGCAGATCCTTACAGGGAAAAAAGTATTGGTGAGTTGCTGACATACTGATATTTATAAATAAATCCAGACACTCTTAAAAAGAAAAAGAATAGGATTTATGATGAGTGAAGATTTCTTCCAGATTGAATATCCTGGATACGCACCGCTAGAAATCACTTTAAAAGATGCAGATGACTTTCTAAAGATTAGAGAAACCTTATCCCGCATTGGCGTTGCTTCCAGAAAAGAACAAGTTTTATACCAGTCTTGTCATATTTTACACAAGCAAGGTAGATACTTCATCACACACTTCAAAGAACTGTTTGCGCTTGATGGAAAGGCAGCAGACTTTGGTGAAGGTGATTTAGAACGCAGAAATACAATCGCGAAATTACTTTCCGATTGGGGATTGATGACAATTATGTCTGAAGAGCAGCATGCTGAACAAGCACCGCTGAGTCAGATTAAAGTTCTCTCGTTCAAAGAAAAGGGCGATTGGGAACTTATAACCAAATATAATATTGGCAAAAAATAGCTTGACATTTTTGTCGTAAAGTATTATATATAGAATGCGATGCCGAAAGGATCGCAACAATTAAAACTCGCTTAATATAAGGAGACCATTATGGTTACTAAATTCAGAGCACGAGATCTCCATGAGATCGCATCAAACCTTGCCCCATTCACTATTGGATTCGACCAAGTATTCGAGAATCTAAATAATGTGGCAGAACTTTCCAACAATTATCCACCCTATAACATTGTCGATGAAGGCGATGGCAAATACACTATTGAATTTGCTGCAGCTGGATTCAGCGATGAAGAGTTGACAATCACTCAAGTCCCAGAAGGAAACAAACTTGTTGTGCAAGGCATTCAGGGTGCTGAAGACGATCGTAAATTTGTCCACAAGGGCATTGGCGCGAGAAACTTTACCAAGACATTTGCATTAAATCAGGACGTTGAAGTCGCAGGTGCAAACTTTAATGATGGTATTCTTACAATCTCTCTAGAACATATCATTCCAGAAGAACGTAAGCCAAAAACCATTGCAATCAAAAAACAGTTTCTACAAGAGTAGATAAATAAGGGGGAGCGCATTGCTCCCCCAACAATCAGGAAATATATCATGAGCGAACCACAAATCCAAATCTTAAAATTATCCTCTGGCGAGGAAGTAATCGGTCAGGTTACTGACATCGTTGTAGATGAGCGTCAAATCATCGTCTTACAAAAGCCAGCAGTGATTGTCCTACAGCCAACTGAAAATGACGGTAAGTTTAGTATTGGTCTTGCGCCATACGCGCCATATGCACACGAGAACACAATGCATATTATGCCTCAGCACGTCATTGCTGTTATGCAACCGACTTCCCAGATGAAGGACGAGTACAATACTCACTACGGTAGCAGTATCATCACCCCTAAAAAACAAAGTATAATCACATAAATCAGTGCTTGACATTTGCCTCTGATTGGGGCATAATGTGTACATGACTGAATTTTATACATATTGTTGGCAGTACGGTAAAAACGTATTGACCAGAGGATACCGCGATGGGGTTGCATTCACTGAAAGTGACCCTTCCTTCAAACCAAAGTTGTATGTTCGATCTCCCGAAGAATCAGAAATCAAGGGACTCTATGGCGAAAACCTAAAGCCAGTTGAGTTTACCAGTGCCTCTGATTGTCGGGAGTTTGTGCAAAGTTACAACGGGATCGGTAACTATCCTATCTATGGTCAGACCGATCTGACCTATCAATATCTGTCCGACAGATACCCAAATGAAGTTCCGTTTGATATGTCTGTGATGAACATCCAGTCTCTCGATATCGAGACAACGACTGAGCATGGGTTCCCTGATGTTGATAATCCTAAAGAGCGAATCACTCTGATCACTGTGGTGAATAACAACACCAAAGAGATCTTCACGTGGGGCGATGGTGACTGGACTCCTGAGTCTGATGAGGTGATGAACCTCAATGTCACATATGAGTCTTGTGTTGATGAGTATGAGTTGCTGACCAAGTTTGGTACATGGTGGTTCCAGAATACGCCAGATATTATTACTGGCTGGAACATCGAGTTTTTCGATATTCCGTATCTGATGAGCCGATGTGCGAGAGTTCTTGGTGGTCAGGATGAGCAGAAACAAAACAAAGTCAAAAACGGATTCAGCCCATTCAATATGACACGCAAGAAAAGCGTGAAGATGATGGGTCGCGAACACACTCTGTATGACATCAAAGGTGTTGCCCAACTCGACTATCTAGATCTCTACAAGAAGTTTACCTATCAAGTCCGAGAGTCGTACAAACTAGATTACATTGCTGAGGTCGAACTCGGTCACAAGAAACTCGAAAACAATTATGATACATTCAGAGAGTTTTACGAGAAAGATTGGAATCGGTTCGTAGATTATAACATCATCGATAGTAAACTTGTTGACGAACTCGAAGACAAGATGAAACTGATTGAGTTGATTGCCACAATGGCGTATGATGCCAAGTGTAATCTCGGTGACATCTATTCCTCGGTTCGGACTTGGGACTGCTTGCTCTACAATCACCTGCTGAAGAAAAACATTATGATTCCTCAGAAGCGTGAGAACGAGGGTCGAACGATTGAAGGTGCATATGTTCAGCAACCTGAGATTGGCGGTTACGATTGGGTCTTGAGTTTCGATGCCACGTCACTGTATCCATCTATCATTATGCAATACAATATGTCTCCCGAGACTCTTGTGTCTGATGAAGCACCGATTGATACGACTGTCGATAAGTTACTCAATCGAGATACTGACATCACTACACAGAATGCCATGGCGGCAAACGGTGCTACATTTACTCGTGGTAAACAGGGCGTGTTTGCTGAGATAACTCAGACATTCTTTGACGACCGCCAGAAGTATAAGAAGCTGATGAAACAAACCGAGCGCGAGTTTGAGAAGACAAAAGATCCATCACTCAAAGCCAAGATCGCAAAGTACAACAACTTCCAAATGGCTCGTAAAATTCAGTTGAACAGTCTCTATGGTGCGATGGCTAATCAGTACTTCAGATATTATGATGATCGGATTGCAGAGGGTATTACATTATCTGGTCAGTTTATCATCCGCGAGACTGCAAAGGCACTCGATGAATATCTGAATGAGGTTTGTGGTACTGAGGGTGAGGTCTACTCTTTCTATTCAGATACAGATTCCTGTTATATTACCCTTGACAAATTGGTCAAAAAGTATTATAATGGTCTTCCTAAATCGAAAATTGTCGACTTACTCGACAAGATCGGTGAAGAAAAGATTGAGCCAGCCATCGCAAAGGCGATGACAAAACTGGCTGAATACACAAATGCCTATGAGGAAAAGATCTTCTTCAAACGTGAAGCTATTGCCGACAAAGGTATTTGGGTTGCTAAAAAGCGATATGCTCTCAACGTCTGGGACAACGAGGGTGTTCGTTATGAGGAACCAAAGCTGAAGGCGATGGGTCTTGAGATCGTTCGGTCGTCAACTCCTGCTCCTGTCCGAGAAAGTTTGAAGTCGGCAGTCGGTATTTGTTTGACGGGAGATGAGTCTGCGCTGCAAAAGTTTGTTGATGATAATTGGCAAGACTTCAAAGCAAGACCTGTTGAAGAGATTTCATTCCCTCGTGGATGTAACAATCTTATTAAATATGGTTCCACTGCTGACATATATCAGAAGGGAACACCAATTCAGGTTCGGGGTGCATTGTTGTATAACGATCTGCTCAAGAAAAATAATCTTGACATGAAGTATCCTCTGATCAACGAGGGCGATAAAATCAAGTTTGTTTATCTCAAAGAACCTAACACACTAGGCGAGAATGTTATCGCATTCTCATCTAAAGTCCCTCCCGAGTTCGACTTACATAAGTATGTTGATTATGAGTTGATGTTCGAGAAGGCATTTATTGAACCACTAAATACTGTCGCAGAGAGCATCGGTTGGAAACCCAAACCAGTTGCCACACTAGAGGATTTATTTTCGTAATGTATCAAATTGACGTTAAAGAGTTTATGGACGCTTGTGAACAGCCCAGCGATGTTGGAATGAAATCAGCACAAGCAAATTTATATATGGATCTCATCAAAGAAGAATGGCAAGAAACCATTGATGGGTTCGAGAAGGGCGATATTGTTGAAGTCGCCGATGGATTGGCAGACATGGTCTGGGTAATTCTAGGAATGGCAAACACACTGAACATTCCTTTTGATGATGTGTGGCGTGAAGTCAAAGCATCTAATATGAGCAAGTGTGTGGATGGCAAAGTTATCAAGAACGAAGCAGGGAAGGTAATGAAGCCAGATACATATTTTAAACCAAACGTGAAAGAGGCATTGGGATTATGAGTTTAATCGAAAAACTACAAAAGAATTCGACAATCAAAGATTCGAATATTTTATCTAAATCTAAATTTTTTAATACAAAGGATCTGATTCAAACATCAGTCCCTGCATTGAATGTGGCATTGAGTGGTCGCCTTGATGGTGGTCTGACTCCAGGATTGACAGTCTTTGCTGGACCAAGTAAACACTTCAAGACTGCATTTGCTATGTTGATGATTAAAGCATATCTAGACAAGTATGATGATGCTGTTGTGTTGTTCTATGACTCAGAGTTTGGTGCGCCACAGGGTTATTTCGACAGCTTCGGCATTGATACAGACCGCATTGTTCATACACCAATCACAGACATCGAACAGCTGAAGCACGATGTGATGTCTCAGTTGAATGGTATTGAGCGTGGTGATCACGTGATTGTAGTTGTCGACTCAGTCGGTAACTTGGCGTCCAAGAAAGAAGTTGATGATGCGCTTGATGGTAAGTCAGTCGCGGATATGACTCGCGCCAAACAGATGAAGTCTCTGTTCCGAATGATTACCCCTCATCTGACAATTAAAGATATTCCCGCAATTGTTGTGAATCATACCTATATGGAAATTGGTATGTTCCCGAAAGCAGTTGTATCGGGTGGTACAGGTATCTATTATTCTGCCGATAACATCTATATCATTGGTCGTCAGCAAGAAAAAACTGGCACAGATATTACAGGATACAATTTCATCATCAATGTTGAGAAGTCTCGGTATGTCCGTGAGAAGTCTAAGATCCCAATCGAGGTAACATTCGAAGGCGGCATCAGTAAATGGTCTGGTCTACTCGACATGGCGTTGGAATCTGGTCATGTGGTCAAACCTAAAGTTGGTTGGTATCAAGTTGCCTCTGATGGTTCAGACAGTAAGAACTATCGCGCCAAAGAAACCTACAACAAAGATTTCTGGTTGCCGATCCTATCTGACAAGACATTCACTGACTGGATTGAACAACGATATTTGATTTCTACTGGTGCTATTATGCAAGATGAGGTATCTGACGAGGATATCGCAAACGCTTATGAGTAAATCCTTGACTTGTGACAGGTGTTCGCGTATAATACCTGATGATGAAACTGCTTTGGTTTTTCACAATACCGCCACCGAGGGAAATGTAATAGAACTTTCTGGTGAGGTGGCGTTGTGTGAAACCTGTGTTGAAGATGTGAGAAGAGAATTTATTGATGAGAATAGAGACCCAAATTTTATCGAATCTAGTGACTAATGAAGAGTATGTTCGTAAAGTCATTCCCTTTCTGAAGTCAGACTATTTTACTGAGTCTGACGACAGGATTGTATTTGAGAAGATATTCGATTATGTTGCAAAGTATAATAATGCCCCAGCCAAAAGTGCGTTGTTGATTGCACTTCAGGATGACCGAAAGATTAGTGAAGACTTGTATGTTCAATGCGAGACTTTGATCAATGGGTTAAACGCCACAGATGCAGACGACAAATGGTTGGTTGATGAAACTGAGAAGTTTTGTAAAGACAAGGCAGTCTATAATGCTATTATGGATAGTATTCAAATCATTGATGGTTCGGACAAGGAGCGTTCAAAAGATGCACTCCCTTCCCTTCTCTCTGATGCACTTGCTGTTGGGTTCGATAATAATGTCGGTCACGACTACATAGAAAACTCTCTTGACCGATATGAATTCTACAATAGAGTGGAAGAAAAGATCGCATTCGATCTAGAATATTTCAACAAAATCACTGAGGGTGGTCTGCCAAACAAGACACTCAATATTGCTCTTGCTGGTACTGGTGTTGGTAAATCTTTGTTTATGTGTCACATGGCAGCAGCTTGTATCACGCAGGGTAAGAACGTCTTGTACATCACTCTAGAGATGGCAGAGGAACGTATCGCTGAACGTATTGATGCGAATATGATGAATGTCCCCATCGGTGATTTGAAAGACCTTCCGAAGAAGATGTTTGACGATCGGATAACTAAAATCAAAAACAAGATTGATGGTAAACTCATCATCAAAGAGTATCCAACTGCATCTGCTCATGCTGGTCACTTCAAAGCATTACTACAAGAACTGAAACTGAAGCGTGACTTTGCTCCAGACATTATCTTCATTGACTATCTAAACATCTGTAATAGTAGTCGGTTCAAGGCAGGTTCTAATGCAAACTCCTACACAATCATCAAGAGTATTGCTGAAGAACTTCGCGGTCTAGCTGTTGAACACGACCTTCCTATTGTCTCTGCTACACAGACGACTCGATCTGGATATGGTAACAGCGATGTTGAGTTGACTGATACCTCGGAATCATTCGGTCTACCTGCCACCGCTGACCTTATGTTTGCTCTTATAAGTACAGAAGAACTTGAAGAACAACAACAGATTATGGTAAAGCAGTTGAAGAATCGGTATGCCGATCCGACATCTAACAAGAGGTTCATGGTTGGCGTAGACCGATCTAAGATGCGTCTGTTTGATTTGACTGAAGAAGTGCAGAATCAAATCACCGATAGTGGTCAGAACAAAAGCAACGCAACATTTGATAGCGGAACATTCAGTACGAAAATGTCTAATAGCTATGACGATTTCAAAGTATAAATAGAGAACTATAATAGGAGAATGATATGAATATGTTTGATTTAATTAAGATGAAACTCTCGGAGCGTAAAGGTCACGATGGTGTCGTATTGATTGTCGCAGGTCTTGCATTCTTAATGTTTAAACCATTAGCTAGTTTGATTGCCATGTTTGCCATTTTTTATGGAGCGTGGACAATCTACACGGATGAGTAATGTTTAAGGTTTACGCTTTTTTAGCAGTATTCGGCATTGTCGGTGCGGTTTTGTTTGGTGCTTATTTCGAGTACAAAGACATGCAAAGCCGCATTGCCACATTGCGCGATAATAATGCCAAGCTGGAAACAGTAGCAAAGGCAAATATGGAAGCACTGCAAAAGTCTGCTGCATTTGCATCTCAGATGGAACAACAAAACCTCGCTCTCCAAACCAACCTGCAGAAAGCAGAAGAATATAAAGACCAGCTGTTGTCGAAGTTTCAGAAGCACGACTTGTCTAGATTGTCTCTTGCAAAACCTGGATTAATTGAAAGGAGGGTGAACAATGCAACGAAAAAAGTTTTTGATGATATCGAGCGTCTTACTGCTATCAATAACGATTAGTGGTTGTTCTATGTTTCGATCACCAGAAAAACAAGTGGTCGTGCAAAGTGTCGAAGTCGAAAGAAAAATTCCTCTGCAAAGTAACCCGAAACCTGTAACGCTGGGTGATGCAAACTTCTATGTTGTCACGGCTGATAACTGGGATGAGTTTATCGAGAAGTATAAGAAAGAGAATGGCGATCCGTGGGTATTCTACGCAATGGCTGTTCGCTCTTATGAGACGCTGGCACTAAATGTTGCTGAGGTTGGTAGATATCTCCAACAACAGAAACAAATAATCATCTACTATGAAAATTCAATCTCTGGTACAGAACCTGAACCAGAAGAAACAGAAGAAACAGAGGAAAAATAATGGAATTCATTATCGATCAACTAATTAATTTTTGGCAGTTTACTGTATTTGGCGTACTTGTTATCGTCGGCTTCATAATCAATCTATTTGGTGTTGATCAGGATGAACCCCTCGTTGGTCTGAAGTTCGGTGAGATGCCACATATGAAACCTATCACCATCCCAACCGCTGGTAAAGGATTCTGGGGAGCGATTAAAATGTGGCTACTCGGTGTCCGCACTTGGGAAATCTCTAAAGACTGGAACTACTCATTGAATGGCGAGAACTATGTCATCCCTAAAGGGTTTGTCTTTGATGGTGCTTCTGTTCCTAAATTCCTCGCCTCGTGGCTGTCACCGACTGGTGTGCTTCTTGTAGGTGGTCTGGTTCACGATTATGCTTACAAGTACACCGTGCTTCTGAAGAAGGGTAAGAAGGCAACTTCTGAACCAATGACTCAGAAAGAAGCTGATGCATTGTTCCGTGATATTGGCATCGAGCAGAATGGATTTCACTTCCTAAACAAACTGGCATACTGGGCATTGAGAATTGGTGGGTTTGTGGCGTGGAATGGTCACCGCGACCGAGACTGTAAAGCTATCTAAAAACCTCTCTCCTATAAATATATTAATAGGAGAGAATAATGGCTGATCATCACCCCGCAGATTCCAATGGAGACGGTAAAGTCTCCGACGAAGAACAAAAAATGTATCTCGAGTTTAAACGCAAGGAACTTGAAGATGCTGATGCAATGAGAGACGCGCAACGCAAAATGGCTTGGTTCTCTCTAGTCGGTATGTTGTTCTATCCAAGCGGTATCTTCATCACTGTCATGTTCGGTCTGGACAAGGCAGCAGAACTCATCGGAGATATCGCATCAATCTACTTCCTCTCGGTTGCCGCTATCGTATCGGCATTCTTCGGATTTCAGAATACTGGCGGCAAGAAGTAACCGCACAACTTTTTTCAAAAAAGTGCTTGACTTTTCTCTCTGAATGCTCCATAATGGGGTATAAATTAGAGAGAGATTGATTATGGATGCATTACTTGAATATATTGATGAGTTGAACGAAGACCGAGTTTTCAAACTTCAAACCACTGCTACTTATTGGCGGCACAAAGGTGTCGAAACTATCGACCAGTTTGCTCGCCATAATATTGAGATTGCCTTTGCTGAAGCATGGGTAGGATGCTATGGCGTCCGACACAACGGTTCGATCGATCATTTCACTGACTCTGAGTTGGTGCTGATGACTGACGAACTAAATGAGCAACGCCTTTTTGATGAGGAATTATAATGGCTAAAAGTGAAAAAGATCTGGACGAGATCTTTGTGGTAAAATTGTCGCGTGATTTGACAAACTTCCCCTCCGATGGTGACATCGACTACATCCGCAATAAGTTTGACATTGCGAAAGGCAAAGCAATTGCCATCTTCAACACTTCTGGTGAATGGGTTAGCACTCATACTGCCTAAATAAATGCATCTGTAGTTCAACTGGATAGAGCATCAGCCTTCTAAGCTGAGAGTTGTAGGTTCGAGTCCTACCAGATGCACCAAATAACTTAGGGATTTGTAATGCCACTGTATGATTTTAAAAACACGGAAACTGGGGAATACGAAGAGAAGTTCGTATCTATGTCAGACTACGACCAATTTCTAATTGACAATCCTCACTTGGAACGTGCATACATTAAAGCACCGTCTCTAAATAAGGGTGGACTTGGCGACAGAACAAAACCGAATGATGGCTTCAAAGAAGTCCTTTCTAAAATTTCTGATGCCAATCCAAATTCTAAACTTGCCAGCGATTACGGTAAGAAGGACAAGAAGTCCGTTACAGTAAGAAATGCTGTCCAGAAAGTCCAACGTCGGATGGGCGACATTTCTACTAAAGAATAGGTTGGACGCTACAAATAGTCTCGCGCTGATCCACGGTTAATCAGTACTTTTTTGAAGAAATATTTTGGAGTATAATATCATGGATGATCCTATTGCACAACTTGTGAATGTGGTGGTTAGTTTTTACGCTATCATTATTGCATACCTTCTCTGAGGGTCAA